GTTTTATCCTCACCGCCGACAGGCACGCGCACCGTGGCGCGGCGGTCATGGCGGTTCACTTTTTCCAGCATATCCTTCAAGTGAGCCAGCGGCCCGCTGGTAAAGTCCAGTGTGCCGTCGGCCTGCATCTCGGCCTCGCTGGGCGGCAGCGGGCCGTCCCCGGCCAGCCAGAGGATGTTGGCTTCCTCATGGGCGCTCAACGCCTCCGGCGTGCCCTTGGTCGCCCCCAGCCAATGCAGTACACCGTCTTCATGGCACACCGCATAATAGACGCGGTACACATCCGGCGTGCTGACGAAGATGTAGCTGGGGAACAGCGTGTAAAGCTGTTCCTGCCATTTGCCGCCGCGCCGGATCATCCGCCGCTCCTGCGGGCATCTGGCGTCCACGCCCTTGCCGCGCAGCTTCTGCGTGATTTCGGCTTCCATCCCGGTCATAACCTGCAGGGCGTACATACTCATGTGCCGCCCTCCTGCGCCTTGCGATCCAGATAGGCCGACACCTGTTTGTACAGATCGGGCCGTTCCTTCGCCATGGCGCTCCACAGGGCGCTTTTCAGATCGCCCGTGCCTGCCTCGATGTCAGACTTGTTTTGCAGTTCCACGCGCTTCTTGTAGGCGACGGCGCGGGTCAGACCGCTGATTTGATTCATAAGTTTATCGACGCTGACCGCGCTCCAATCCTCATCCTTCTTAGAGGTCAGCGCGGTCATAAGGTTTTGGCTGGCAACACGCACAAGCGCCTCGGTGGTGTCCAGATCGGGGTAGCGTTCCAACTCGTCCAGCATATTGCGAAAGTTGGCCTGCGCGATCTGCAAGGTTTGCAGGTTCTCCACATACCCCTGTGCATAGCGGCAGACGCTGGAAACGGAAAGACTGTACCCCTGCTGTTCCAGATAAGCTACGATGTCAGAGTAGGTGGCGCTGCCATCCATAATCATCTCTTCCACGGTGGCTTTCATCTCCGGGGGTAGGGTGTCGATCTTGCTGTGCTTGCGGTTGCCGCCCTTTTTGCCATTTAACGGCCAACTGCTCATATCACACCTCGATCATTTCGTCCTTGGTTTTGTGACACAGAACGCTGATTCCCTCGGCGGTAAGTTTGGCTTCCAGCAAATCCCAGCCGATGTCTGCAAAGTCGGGAACAAGGATTTTGTCCGCAATCGTGCGCAGCTGGATGTACTTTGCCATCGCCAGATAATTGATGCAGTCGAGGAAGTCGTCTTGGCTGACGCCCCAAATCTGCGCCGCCTGCTGCACATCGGTCAAGCGGTTGTAGCTATGCCGGATGATGTTGATGGCCTGCATGACCTTGCCGTTATTGTGCGGAAAGGCGTTGGCACGCAGCTGCTTCATCAGCATTTCTTTTTCATTCATCGGAGAGCCGTCCTTTCATCAAGAGATTCAATATCTGATCGAGCTTCTTTTCGGTTTTTGCCTGTTCCCGGAAGTAGTCTTCCTTCGTCAGAAAGTTTCGCTGGATGGCCTTGATGTCGTTGTGGCATTCAGTCCAGTCCTGCTGGTGCTGGCTTCTGGTCGTGTAGGTGTGCTGAATTTCCGAAATTTGCTGTTTGCACTCGCCGACCTCTTTTTCAAGTTCGGCCTTAGTTGCCGCACTGTCAAGTTTCCGCTCGATTTTGTCAAGACTGCGTTTTACCATCCAGCCCAACGCCCCAATCAAGAACGTCAGCAGGATTCCGATCAGCCACCACGTTCCCGCATCAAACTCCATAATCCGTACCCCTAAACTAAAAAATCGTGAGTGTCACTGGTTTCTATAACCAATGATACTCACGATTCGCAAAATGGGCCAGATTAAGCATTTTAATATTTTACTTTACGTTCTGGCGGGAAAAAACTCATTTGCCCATCAAGGGGTCTTGCCCGGATTTCCCGGTGCTTTTCGTCCACGATGGCCCGCACCGTCACCGTTGTCAAGTTGTACTTCTTGGCAAGGGCTTTTAGATTGTCGCCGTTGTATTCCTCCACGATGCGCTGATTGCGGGCGATACGCTCAAAACTGTCGCGCTTCGGTATGTAGATCGTCTCGGCAGCGTACACGTCGATCAGCTTCAAGTAATTCTCAAAACCGATAAGGTCGGCCACCTCCCGCTGGGCGGGGGAAAGATCGTCGGGGTGGATTTCCCACTCATCCATCGGCATCACCCCGGCTCTTCTGCGCGGTCTTGACGTAGCCCTTCAAAACCTCGACCAGCTTGTTGCCGTCCTTGTAACTGATCCAAGCGAAGGGGTCTTTCGGGAAGGCATCCATGCCCAGTTCCTTCTTGATGATGGCGCACAGCCTGTCACCGAGCGGGGCCTTGCTGGGGCTGGCATCTTGCAGCCGATACATGAGCGCCCAGACCTTGCGCCGCTGTCCCTCGCTGGTGTGGCCCGGTGCGGTCTTTCGGAGCGGCTTTCCGCTTTTGCGGGGCGGGGGCGTTCCTTGCCGCCCCTCCAACTCGCCAATGACCTTGCAGGCTTCGCCATAGGTCAAGGCTTTAATGCTCTTTTTCCCGGTCATGCCCTCGACCAACTCATGCAGCAAGTCGTCTTCCTCGTTCCGCTTCACCATGCCCAGAGCGCCGCCGATAGCGTAAATTTTTCGGATTTGATAAGCGTCGCATCCGCTCCCGGCCATAAGTAGCCTCCCTTCCCGGCGTCAGCCGCCGTTCTTGAAATGTTTAACGATGCACTTCACGCCTGCACACAGCAGCGATGCCGCCACCGTTACGATGATGGCGCTCCCGGTAGCACCCAGAACCACAGCACAGAGCCAGATGCCCGTGTTCAGTCCGCCTGCGATAGAAGTCATCATGCGTCGGCCTCCTTGCTGCTCACATCATAGTAAAACTCATCCACCGTGCGGATGTAAGCGCCCACCTGCTGCAAAATGTCACCGGACTGGCGCTTCAGAGCCTCACGGTCAAGCGTTTCGGTGGTTTTGATAAGTTCGGTGTGACCCAGCACCTTCAGCGTGGCGATGGCCTCGGCCACGCGGCTGCTGGCAAGCATCAGCTTGCTGCTGACACGGTAGCCGACAGTGCCGAAGTTCAAAGCACGGCTCTTACCGTCCAGTTCGGCCCGATGCAGATCAACGTATGCCTTGACCTCGCTTTCCAGCGCCTTGACCCGGTTCTGCAGCGGCAAAGCCCCCTGTGCGTAGTCGGCCTTGATGCTGTCGATCTGGCGGTCACGCTGGACAGCCATTTCCGCCAGCGTGTGCTGGCACTCCCGGATGTCCCGCAGGGCGTTGTCCACTGCGCCCCAGTCGGCCAGTGCCGGAGCGCTGGTTACTTTCTTTCTTGCCATAGATATGTACTCCTTTGCTTTATTGCGGCGTGACAAGGCGGATGTCGGCATTGTTGGCTTCAAAATGCTTGACAAGCGCCTGCCAGTTCGTCCAGTGTGTCTGATAGGCCGTGAAGGTTTTCTCGCGGAACTTTTTAAGCAGTCCCCGGTCTTTCTTCGGCATCTTGTTATAGGCGGCAATCTGTTTGCGGGACATCAAGGAAGTTTCCTTTTGAGGGATAAACCTCCGGCGCTCCTCGCAATCTTGCACAAACCATGAACCGCGTATTTCGCCATTGACATACACTGCTATTCCGTTGCGGAACATGCTGATGCACTCATTGACAAGTGTGACGCTGTACCCATCGCACAGTAAATCGACTTGTCCGAGTGGAGCACGCAGTCTACTCTTTGCCTTTTCCCAATCTTCTTTTTTCACAAAAACGCTCCTTCCTCTCTCTGCATTTGCCGGGGCTTGAGACCCGCGCCCATCCGGGCGGCTGCATTAAGGCGCGGGCGTCTGCCCGCAGGGGTGTTGTTAAACTAAGCACCTTTTTTCTTGCTTTTCGGGGGCCGCACGCGCGGCGGGCGGGTGTAGGCCATACTTTCAAGGGCTTCTTCATAGCCCCGGTCATAGCCCTCCCAGTAAAGGGGCGGCAGTCCGTCGGGGTCGTCAAATTCCTCGGCGGGCTGGTTCAGCACCGCTTCCTCGCGGCGGGCATCGTCCATAAGGCTGCGCGATGTGATGTAAAGGCACAGCCCCCACGCGCCCAGCAGCAGGATCATGTAGCCGAGGCTGGCGTTCACGGCCAACGCTCCGACGAAGATGCCCACCAGCGAGCCGCACATGATGCCGCCCACGGTAAAATATCCGCACTTCAAATTCATCTAAAAAACTCCTTTCCTCAAACTGCCCCCAGCATACCAATGCCCATGTGGGCGGCCATGCGGTACAGATTTTCATAGCTGACATCGTTGGCGCTGGCCGCGTTGGTGTACAGGTTCATTGCGCCGCGAATGCCCCACGGACTGCGGCAGACGCTCAGCAGGAAGTCCATTTCCTTGCGGGCGTCCTGCTCGGCAAGCACCGGGAACAGCTTCCGCACGTCATCTTCCTTGACCTTGCGGGTGGTGTACTCGCGCTGCATACGGATGCGGCTGAACAGCTGCGCAAACTGCGCTTGTTGGCGGCCCTGCAAACGGCTGTACACCTCGCTATTGCCGATGAGCACCACGCCGACACCGTGCTCCCCGGTCATGGGGTTGTCGTCCGTCAGGGAGCGGATTTCTTCCAGCGCCGCATATTTGAGGTGCTGGGCTTCGTCAATAACGATGACCCAGTTTGTGCCGTCAAGGCGGGAACGCAGTGCCATCATCTGATCCATCTTGTTGCGGCACTCCGGCACGCGCAGGGCGCGGGCCAGCAGCTTGATAGAGCCGTTCAGTGTGCCCGTGCTGGGTGTGATGCTGATGCCCACCGCGTTCGTGGGATGGTCGCGCAGGAACTTCTGTGCGCCCTTGCTCTTGCCGACGCCCGCGTCACCGTGCAGCACGACCATGCAATGCTCCAGCTGGGCAAAGCGGATGCTCTGGCAGACATCCTCGCTGATGCTGGTCGGCACATACGCCGCGCGGGGCAGCAGGCTGGCGGTCTTCTCGGCGGCGGCCTCGGCCTCTTCATCCAGCTTGAAGAACTCGCTCAGCTGCCGCTCGACGGCTTCCACCGAGCCTTTATACTTCTGATTGAGGTAGCTGCTCAGTGCCGCGCTGGAAAGATTCACTTTAGCGGCAAACTGATTTTGACTGATGCTGTGCGTCTCCATGTAACGCTGCGTGCGCTGGATCAGCGCGGGGTTATAGGTCTTTTCCATCTTCAATTCCTCCTCGTTGTCTGATGATGTTCTCATTCATCCTGCCGATGTCAATGTCACCGACAGCTTTAAGCAGGGGTTCTTCGCGGGCAGATTGCTGCAGCTGTATCAACTTCGGGCTGGGGAAGGTGTCCAGTGCATCCAGATTGCGCTGTGCCAGCGCCGTTGCAAGGGTAAGGGCGCGGTCTGGATCATCCGGCAGCCGGAGGGCTGCGCCGTATTCCCGCACGGCTTTTTCGGCACGGCGCTTGGCGGCCATAAGGTCGGCGATCTGTTCTTGATTTTCCAGATACCCGGCTGTCAGCTTGTTCTGCGGTGCTACGCACAAGAAGCGGTCTTCCATATCGTAGACGCGCACGCTGGACAGATCTTCCGGGTCGTACCGCACATAAACTTTCTCCTTCATGCGCATATTTACCAGTTCCGGGGTGTAAAAATCCAACTCCAAGCCGTGCAGCTTCAAGGTCACGCCGCGCCGTCCGATGCGGACGGGCTTGCTGGTGCGCAGCAGCATCAGCTGCAGATCGTCGTCACTGGCGGGGCGGCGGGCCACGCCGTTGCGCAGGCTCTCGTGCCAGACCTGTATGCGGCTCTTGCCTTTATCCTCGGCCACACTGCCGCCGTAGTCGTCGCAGTTCATGTAGCCTTCTATCAAGGTATCAACAGCGGCAATGACTTCGGCATCGGTGGGGATATGCTCCCCTCGCTTCAAAACAGCCTTTAAGCGGTTCGGCTTCTCGACCACGTTGCCGCCTGTGTAGGTGGGGAACAGTCGGGAAATATAGTTTTTAACATCCTCAAACCGACGTTCGACCAGCTTGGCGCGGGCATTGCGCACAATAGCGTTTGTCATTTCAATGCCCAGCCGCTCAAAAACACCGGGCGGCGCAAACGGCTCGCTGCCGTCGGCCAGCCGCTTTTTGGCGCGGTGACCGCGTCCGCCGATGTCGTAGGTCAAGAACTCTCGGCCATTGTCAACATAGGCGCGGCTCGGAATGCCAAACTTCAAGATACCCTTGCGCAGCGCGTTCAGCGTCGCTTGGCTGCCGGGGCTGTCCGTGACATACCAGCCTGTAAAGATACCGCTGCGGGCGTCCAGCCACGCGCTCAAGTACAGGCGGTGCAGCGTGCCGTCCGGCCCCATGCTCTCCACATCAAGGGTGTGGGTATCGCCTACCCAGAAGTCGTTGGCGTTGATGCTCTCATATTCGCGGCGTATGTAGGGGCTGCACAGGTCATAGTATTTTTTCTCGCCCATGCGGCACAAAACCATGACCGGGTAAGGCACAGCCTTTGCTTTGCGGTAGAAGGTGTGATACCCCGGCAGGGGCATCGCTTCGGGCATATTCTGCTGTGCCCACTCTTCTGTCAGCGCAATGCAGCGGGGCACGGGAAGCTGACTTTCATCAAGAAAAAGTGACAGAAAAACTCTCTCAATAGCCTCCGGCATCTTGCTCATGCCCTTGCGGGCCTTGCCGCGCATATCCACCAGTGCGCCATAGTCGCCCTCGCGGATGGCCGCCCACTTCCTGTAAAGCGTCTCCACGCTGATTTGACGGTCTGGCTCTTCCATCCGGCACAGCAGCACAAATTTTTCGTCGCACTCGGCTTTCTTTGTCCCGGCCTTGTTGCGGTAGGTCTGCCAACGGTCAACGGTTGTTATCCAGTACCCAATTTCACCGCGTTCCTCGGCAGTATAGGCTTCCAGCGGTTTGCAGGCGGCGGGCTTGTCAGCCTTTTTCTCCTTGGCCGGGGCCGCCGCAGGCAGCGCGGCGGGCGCGTGCTCCGCAAAATATTTCTGTTGCGCCGCATCGGGCAGGCTGGAAAGCGGTATGAGATAGATGTCGCGTCCGCGTGAGTTTGCTTGCACTCGGACATTTGAATAGCCGCCTTTTTTAGCCATTACCTGTACCCAGCGGGCGCTAACCCCCATAAGGGCAGCGGCCTCCGATGCTTTCAATAACGCTTCCAAAAAAATCACCTCTTTCTGACCTGCCATCATCAGACTGTGTAGGTCATCTCACAGTGACGCCCCCGCAGGGGCGTTTCGGCAATAGGGTGTTCATTTTTCTGTATTTGTGCTATAATCGCCGCAAAAGGTGGTGAATCTTTATGTTTGACCCGGATATTCACATCCCGGATATTGCCCGTGGTGCTGCCATCCCTCCCGCCATGCAGCTTGAATTTAAAAGACAGGAGCAGGAAAAGCGCCGTTACCGCATTGCGCTGGTGCAGTCGTGGCTGGCTTTAGGCGTCTCGATAGCCAGCCTTATCGTCGCAATCATCGCGTTAATGCGATAACCGATACCATGAGTGACACGCTGGCAATCGTCAGCGAAAGCCACCACGGTGCTTTGGGCAGAGCAGGCAGTTGAAACAGCCTGCTCTTTTTCTTTGGTTTCATAATCGCTTCACCACCTTTCGCCGCAATCGTCAGCACTGAACTGGCCCCCGGTGCTGTAATTCCACTGCAACTCAATGCCCCGCCCCGGCACATCGTAAAGTGCAGGGCCGTGTGCGCAGCACTTCCAGCCGTCCTTCGGCCTGTGTACCCATGCCAGATCGCATTCGGCATCATACCGATCAACCTTGTAAAGCCCTCCGGCGTTGGGGTAAGTTTCCCCAACAATCGGCTTGTCCGGCAGCCTGCGGATGCGCTGGCTGCCTGCTTCAATGTTCGTCATCGTCAAATTGCACCTCGCTTAAATGCTGTTTATACGGTCTTTTACCGCTCTTTAAAGTTAGGACGGCGGTAAAATCCTCGCGCCATGCCCTCGGCCCGCTCCACCAGTGGATGGCGTCTTCCAGCGTGGTGTACTCCGGGCCGTAAGCTTCCTGTATGGCTTCAATAATTTTCATACCGCTCTCCTTGGCCTGCCATCTTCAGTACCGGGCGGCCATTCCCGGCAGACAGCCCCGAAGGGCTGTTTCGGCTGTTCAAATTAGGGGAACTTATGTTAAAATATCTGTAAAGGGGGATTAAAAATGGATCACATAACGCATGATGAATTTGCTGGCCGCTTAGAAAAAATTATGGAACCTCTTATCAGTCGTCCATCTTTCAAGGCAAAGATTGCCTTTTTTCTCGGGAATGTGTCGAGCTATAATCCCTATGGCACAGACAGGCTTCATGGTGCAAAAGCATACATTCGGGCACTTTCAAAAGTGCTTGCCAATCCCGACAAGATTGATGCTCTAAACAAGAAAACGCCTTCGATTGATTTGGTATGTACACTCTTGTATCTCGAAAGCATATACAATGCGCTTAATAATGGCCGTCCGCACATGGCACTTAAAAATCCCGCCGAGGATTCTCAGTTTCTTCTATATGCCTTTGATGACGTTTGGGCCTATGTCCGCGCCCGTCTATAGAGTATGTGAGGAAGGGATTCTTTCCATCATCATCCAACGGTCTTTTTCTCACCGCCGGATTTTCGTGCAGTTCCTTTTCATGGTAAATCTCAAGATTGAATCTTTTTACAACCACCGCCGCCCGGAAATTGATGTTATGGGCTGCGATTGCAGCATCTTCCCAGTTTTCCAGTAAAATGGCAGCTATCTGCACATTGCTGGAGCCCGGGACTTCTTTGTGGGTATCGGCAAACGCTTTCTGGATCGTGTTCCTGTCAAAGTGGGCAACTCCCATAAGGTATTTAATTGCTCTTTTGCGTGTCATTCTGCGTATCTCCTTTCTGGCCTGCCATCATCAGTACCGGGCGGCCACTCCCGGCAGACAGCCCCGAAGGGCTGTTTCGGCTGTTATGCGCCTTAGTTTATCGGGGTGAAAAGGTCTCCGGCATCAACTTCCAGCGCTTGCGCAATACGTTCTACGTCTTTAGGGCGAATCACGCGATTGTTGTTCACCATGTTCCCAAACACTTGCCGAGAATATCCAGCTTTGCGAGCGATGGCACATTGTTTGTAGCCTTTTTCCTTTATGATGCGAACAACATTATCAGAAACAGGTGTATTGTCTATTTTCATGGATGGCCTCCTTTATAAAATCATGATTTATGAACTTTAGTATATTATAATCTCGTTATATGATATTGTCAACGGTCACAAGGCAAAAAAGTTCATAAAACGTGACAATACTGTTGCGGTTCTGGATTGAGACTGATATAATATCGAATAGGTGGTGGTAAAAATGTCTTATAATGAACGGCTACGCGACGCCCGGAAAGCAAAGGGGCTCACGCAAGCTCAATTAGGAGAACTGGTAGGTTGCGCCAAGAACACAATTTCCAGCTATGAGAGTGGCGTCAACGAACCCAGTGTTGCGGTATTAAATAAAATGATGACTGCGTTAGAAGTAGATGCGAACTATGTGTTTCAAGACGCTGATAGCAGTTATCGGAGAGAACATGCAACACCCTCGGAAATAAAGGAATTGGTTGATCCTTACCGTGCTTTGGACAAAGCAGGGCAGGAACTGGTACGCGCAGTGCTTGCAATGGAAACTGCAAGGTGTATGGGGCAGAATGTTTCTTTTTCCGTCGCGGTAAAGCAAGAATAACATAGCGCTTTTCTCCTGTACGCATTTTGTCGGAAAATAACGCAAAACGTTATTTGAGTAGCAAAAAGCATGATTCCTTCTTTTGCGTTCGCTTAATTTTTAATGCGAACCGAGTTTTCAATTGTTGTATCTTCGAATCGTCAATTTATATCGTAGCTATGTGATTGGAAGTGAAAATTTTAATGCGAACCGTTTGTTCGCATTAAAAAGCCAAAAGGCGGCAGCCAGACTTATGCAGTGCGCATAGGTCTGGCTGCCGCCTTTTAAATTGTTTTAACGCCTGTTAAAACGCGATACTACGATATTTAAGCGCTTATTTGAATCGCTTTTTAAACGCCGTTTAAACACTTTTCAAACGCTCCGCGCCCGCCGCGCTATCCAGCCGCCGATTCGCCGTTTTACCCCCCCCCAAAGGGCAAAAAAATTTTGCAAGCCAGCATCCCGCCAACTTGCAAAATTTCGCGTTCAATTTCGTTTAACTCTCATTAAAAACCGCGCTCTCGCGTCCTTTCCCGCCTTTTTCCACCTTTTTGCGCTCAAAATCCCCGCCCCGCCCGCATTTCTCACTCTTCAAGAAAACTCACAGCGGTTGCACCAAATGTTCCAAAAGTTATTACAAAAACGTTTTTGCTTTGCGGTTAAAAAATATTTGCAGCGAAATTTGGCTTAAGAAGTTACTGCAAAAACGTTTTTGTATCTCTGTCTGAAAAAAGCGGCCTTAACCGCTGATTTCGGTTTTATAGGGGGCGGACGCTGTCGCGCACCGTCAGGGTGTGGGGCAATACCAGCCGCTGTGCCTTGCGCTTGCCGCGGATCATATCGCACAGTAGGCGAGTAGCCTCGTAGCCTTTTTGCTGGATGTTCTGGTCAATGGTGGTAATAGCCGGGTCGGTGTAGTTGGTGACTTCCAACCCATCGAAGCCTACGACCGAGTAGTCTTTTGGCACTTTATAGCCCAGTTCTTTCAGCCCCTCGATCGTGCCAATGGCCAGCATATCGCTCATGCAGAGGAACGCCGTGGCGCTGTCCGGGCTGTGTGTTCGGAAGTATTCCTTCACACCGTCGCGGGCTTCCTCCCGCCCGAAGTTGGTGTAGATGATGTTGTCGCGGGGCAGCTCCAAACCATTGCGCTGCATAGCTTGGTACGCACCCACAAGGCGCTGCATACTGACCATAGCCAGCTTGCGGCCATGTACCACCACGATCTTGCGGTGTCCCATGTCGATGAGGTATTGGGTCAGCTCGTCAAACGCTTTGATGTCGTCCATCATCACACAGCTGACATTCGGACCGGGAACCTCAATATCAATGGTCACGCAGGGGTATTTGCTTTTCGCCAGCAGTTCGCAGTAAGGGTCGTTGGTTCTCAAACCCATCAGGATCGCGCCGGCGATGTTGTGCTCATAGCAGAGCTGTTCAAAACTTTTTTCGGTCTGGATCTTGGTGTTGATAACCTGAATGGACATTTCCACATCGTTGTTGACTGTGTAGTGGAAGCAGCCTTTCATCAGCAGTGCATCAAAATCGTTGATAAGCTCTTCTTCCAGAAAGCCGGAAAGCACCAGCGCGATATTGTGATTGTGCTTGGAGGAAAGGTTGCGCGCCATTTGGTTGGGGCGATACCCCAGCCGCTGCGCGGTCTCCACGATGCGCTCCCGTGTTGTAGGGCTGACATCTGGGTAGTTGTTGAGTGCGCGGGAAACGGTACCGACCGTGACTCCGGCTTCCCGTGCAATGTCGCGGATCGAAACTGCCATGCCTGCTCACTCCTGACTCTCTTTTCAACCAAAATCGTTTTCGGTACCGTGTATACTGCTGTGTTCCAAAAACGTTTTTGTTGTGATTTCTTTATACTCTAATTTCCCTGTTTTGTCAACACTCTCCGCCCACTTTCTACATCTTGCAAAAGAAACAGGCTGTGGTTTTGTGTAGCTTGCACAAGTGCAAAAGGCAGGAGAGGGGGCGGTATTTTTTTTGGGAAAAAATTGCAGATTTTTCTCCAACATCGAGCAGATGTGCGATGCCCTGCGAATCAGCACCAAAACGGGGTACAAGCTGCTGCACGAAGGCAAAATCCCGGCGATGAAAAT